ATAATTTATAAAAGGAGAAGTGATATTTATGGCAAATGATACTAGAGTGATGACAGGGAAAGTAAGATTAAGTTATGTGCATTTATTTAAACCTTATGCAGCAGAAAAAGGGCAAGAAGAAAAGTACAGTTGTACAATTCTAGTTCCAAAGACTGATGTACAAACTAAGATGAAACTTGATGCCGCAATAAATGCTGCGATAGAAAAAGGAATTAGCAGTGTGTGGAATGGAGTTAAACCTCCAAAACCAACTATTCCAATATATGATGGAGATGGTGTAAGACCTTCAGATGGTCAAGAGTTTGGGCCCGAATGTAAAGGGCACTGGGTGTTTACAGCAAGTGCAAAAATAGACTATCAACCAGGAATAGTTGATGTAAGAGCTCAACCAATTCTTAATCAGTCTGAGATTTACTCAGGGATATATGCAAGAGTATCAGTGAACTTTTTCCCTTATGCAGTAAGTGGTAAGAAAGGAATAGGTTGTGGACTTGGTAATGTACAAAAGTTAATGGATGGAGAGCCTCTATCAGCTGTAGGAATTAAAGCAGAAAATGAATTTGATGAGGTTGAAATAGATCCAGTTACTGGAGAACCGATTTTATAAAAAACTCATAAGAAGGGCAGTTTTAATACTGCCTTTCAATTTCAAAAAAGGAGCGATTATGAGAACTTTAAATATAGATATAGAAACATTTAGCTCTGTAGACATTGGTAAGTCAGGTGCATATAAATATGCAATGAGTGATGATTTTCAGATACTTCTATTCGCTTATTCTATTGATGGCCAAGATGTAAAAATAATAGACCTTGCACAAGGTGAATCTATTCCTGAAGAAGTATTAGCTCTTTTAAAAGATGAAACTTGTATTAAGTATGCTTATAATGCGGTCTTTGAGTGGTGGTGTTTGAATATGGCTGGAATAGAAACTCCTTTAGAACAATGGCAATGTACTATGGTTCACGGGCTTTATTGTGGATATACTACAGGTCTTGCTGCAATAGGTAATGCAATGGGTTTACCACAAGATAAGAAAAAATTAACTACTGGTAGTGCTTTAATAAGATACTTCTGTATACCTTGTAATCCTACTAAAAGTAATGGAAACAGAACTAGAAACCTGCCACATCATGCTCCAGAAAAATGGGGGCTGTTTAAAGAATACTGTATACAAGACGTAGTTACTGAAATGGAGATAGGTAGAAGATTAAGTGCTTTTCCTGTCCCTGAAAGAGAGTGGAAGCTTTGGGTGTTAGATACATTCATGAATGCATACGGAGTAAGAGTTGATAGTGAGTTAGTGAATGGTGCTCTGTATATAGACGCATTATCCAGGGCTAATTTACTAGAAGAAGCAAGAGATATAACTAAACTAGATAATCCTAACTCTGCTAAGCAACTATTAGAGTGGTTAGAAGAAGCAGGAGAAGAAGTTGAGAATTTACAAAAAGCTACAGTTGAAAAAATGGTAGATACTTTAGAAGATGGGCAAGCAAAAAGAGTTTTGGAGATAAGACAAGAGCTTTCTAAGACATCTGTTAAAAAGTATAAAGCTATGGACGAAGCTATGTGTAAAGATGAAAGAGTAAGAGGACTATTGCAATTTTATGGAGCTAACAGAACAGGAAGATATGCAGGGAGATTAGTTCAAGTACAGAACCTACCTCGTAACTATATAGAAACTTTAGATGTAGCTAGAGATGTTATTAAAAAAGGTGATGGTGAACTATTAGAAATGCTTTATGGAAATATACCTGATACCTTATCACAGCTTATCAGAACAGCATTTATTCCCTCTGAAGGTAATCACTTTGTTGTGTCAGACTTCTCTGCAATAGAAGCAAGAGTAATAGCATGGCTTGCTGGAGAAGAGTGGAGAATGGAAGTGTTTAAAACTCATGGAAAAATCTATGAAGCCTCTGCATCTCAAATGTTTGGAGTGCCAATAAACACTATAGCAAAAGGAGAAGAAAACTATCATCTAAGAGCTAAAGGAAAGGTCGCAGAACTTGCTCTGGGATATCAAGGTAGTGTTGGAGCCTTAACTGCTATGGGTGCAGCTGATATGGGACTGACTGATGAAGAAATGAAAGACATTGTAGACAGATGGAGAAAATCATCAAAAAGAATTGTGGAGTTGTGGTATGCATTAGAGAATGCCTCTGTTGAAGTATTAGAGACAGGAGAACCACAGATAGTCAAATGTGTAAAGTTAGCTAAAGAGTACGATTTTATTTATGGCCAAGACTTTTTCACAATAGAATTACCAAGTGGCAGAAAACTTTTCTATCCAAAGCCATTCTTAAAAGAAAATCAATTTGGCCAAATGCAGATGCATTATATGGGTATTAATCAAACATCTAAGAAGTGGGAAGTTATCCCAACTTATGGTGGAAAATTAACGGAAAACATCGTACAAGCTATCGCAAGAGACTGCTTAGCAGAAACTTTGCTAAGAGTAAAAGATAAAGGTTGGCCAATAGTGTTCCACGTGCATGACGAGATAATACTAGATGTTCCAAAGTCTGTAGAGTTAGAAGAAGTTATAAAAACTATGACTGAAGAAATAAGTTGGGCTAAAGGATTAATATTAAATGCTGCTGGATTTACTGGTAGTTATTATATGAAAGATTAGGAGGAAATTATGCATATAGGAAGAAAAATTAAAAAATTTAGAGATGAAAATAAAATATCACAAACAGAATTTGCTGAAAAAATAGGTGTTACTCAAGGCTTTCTATCATACGTAGAAAATGGGAGACTTAATATAGAAAGTCCTTCTCTTGAAAAGAAAATACTAATTGCTATCGGTGAAGCTCCAGATGCAGATTTAAAAAAGGATTTTGAAAAGAATGTAGAGCTTGCTAGTGATAATGTTCACTCACCAAAGCATTACATGATACCAGGTTGTAATTTTGAATGTAAGGATCTATCTGACGCAATTGTCAGAAACATGCCTAACCCTTTAGGGACTAGAATTTGGAATGTAGTTAAGTACCTGGTTCGTGCAGAAAAGAAAAACGGATTAGAAGATTACAACAAGGCTGTTGAGTACTTGTCCTGGATAGAAAAAGGGAATGAAGCAGATGAATATGATAACGAAAATACTTTAGAGAACATTGCTGATAAATTAAAAACAGATTGGACTACTATCATAATGGGGATATGTGAGGGCTATACAGCTAAAAAGGCTATTTTAATGAATGAGACTTTTAGGAATTTAATTGCTTTAAACATTCCTGGAGCGATTAACTGCATATCTAAAATAATAGAACTTGGATAAAAGGAGATAACAGATGGAGAACTCGAGAAAATTAATAATATCTGAAGCAAATAACAGACACTCTAAGCAATGGGTAACAACTGAAATTACCTGGTCTGAATTTGTAGAAAGATTAGGAAAACCTAAAATAACAGCTGAAACACTAGATGAGTTCTTATCTTATTCTAAAGCTAAGCAAGATGATATTAAGGATGTTGGTGGCTTTGTTGGTGGAAAATTAAAAGGTAATCTTAGAAGAAGTGAAGCTGTCGAAAGCAGAAGTTTAATTACTCTTGACTTAGATAACTTAGCCTATGAAGATGACACTAAGATTATAAAAACTCTTAATAGTTTAGGGTGTGCTTATGCAGTGTACAGCACTCGTAAGCACCAAACTACTAAACCTAGAATTAGAGTTATTTTACCCTTAGCTGAAGATGTATCTGCCGATGAGTATGAACCGATAGCAAGAAAGGTAGCAGAGTCTATAGGATTACGTTATTGTGATCCTACTACCTTTCAAGCTGTTAGGTTAATGTACTGGCCTAGCCATTCTACTGATAGTGATTATGTTTTTACTTATGCTGACAAGCCTATGCTAGATGGTAAGGCAGTTCTTAATATGTATGCTGATTGGAGAGATGTAACAACATGGCCAGAAGTTCCTGATGCTCAAAAACATCATTTAACTTTGCTGAAGCAACAAGAAAACCCTTTAGAAAAAGAGGGAATGGTAGGGGCATTCTGTAGAAGGTTCAATATTTACCAAGCAATAGATGAGTTTTTACCAGGTGTATATGAACCCTGCGATATATCTGATAGATTAACCTTTGTGGGAGGAAGTACTACTGCTGGAGCTATTGTGTATCAAGATGGACTTTTCTTATACTCACATCATGCCACTGACCCTTGTAGTCAAAAATTAGTAAATGCTTTTGACTTAGTAAGACTACATAAATTCGGTCATTTGGATATCCAAGCAGATATTAAAACTCCTGTGGCCAAGCTACCTTCTTGGCTAGCCATGAAAGAATGGGTATTCGCTAAGACTCCTGTTAATTCAGATTTACTTAATGAGAGAAGGCAAAAAGCAATAGCTGAGTTCTCAGTCTCTAATAATCCTGATGTAGATGCCGTTGAGGGTGTATTAGTTGAAGAAGATAATAGCTGGACAGCAGATCTTGTATATAATGCTAAAGATAGTTCTAAAGTACTTAGTACTCTTGCTAATATAATGCTGATTTTAAGAAAAGATAGAGAGCTAAAATTTAAAATCTTCAAGGATATATTTTCTTCAAGAATACTTGTAAGAAAAGATGTGCCTTGGGATAGAAAATTTGAAGCTGATGATAGGTTGTGGACCGATACAGATGATGCAGGTCTTAGGTGGTATTTAGAGAGTACTTATGGTATCACGTCTACAAATAAAATTATAGATGGAGTTAATTTGATTGCAGAAGAAAATGCAGAAAATAAGGTTGCTACTAGAATTCAATCAACTTTATGGGATGGAGAAAAAAGACTAGAAACTTTATTTATGGATTACCTAGGCTGTGAAGATAATGTATACACTAGAGAAGTTTCAGAAAAATCATTAGTAGCTGCAGCTAAAAGAGCTATATACGGTGGAATTAAATGGGATAATATGCCTATTCTAATCGGGCCACAAGGTGTAGGTAAGAGTACATTTTTAAAAATATTAGGAATGGAGTGGTATAACGATAGTTTGGTTAATGTGGAAGGTAAAGATGCTTGTGAATTAATCCAAGGGAGCTGGATCTTAGAAATGGGAGAACTTAGTTCTTTAAGAAAATCTGAAATGAACCTGGTTAAAAACTTTTTAAGTAGAACAGATGATGTCTTTAGAGCATCGTATGGGCGTAGAGCCCAAAAATATCCAAGAAGATGTGCATTCTTTGGAACTGCAAACGATACTAACTTTTTAAGAGATGAAACAGGGAATAGAAGATTCTGGCCAATAGATTGTTTTATTCATAAGCCAGTGAAATCTATCTTCGATGACTTGAAAGATGAGTTAGATCAGATATGGGCTGAGGCTTGTGAACTTGCAAAGGATAAATCTTATAATTTAGTTCTATCAAAAGAAGCATTAGAAATAGCTGTAAAAGAGCAAGATTCTCATTCAGAAGATAACGTATACAAAGGAATTATCTTAGATTACTTAGATAAGAAAATTCCAAAAAATGCTTGGGATAGTATGGATCTATTTGCAAGAAGAACATATCTGAATGAATATGATTCTACAATTCTACAATATGATGAAAGCGATTTAATATTAAGAGATAAGGTTTGTGCAGCTGAAATTTGGGAAGAAGCCTTAAAAATGGACATTAGATATCTAAAAAAGAGTGACAGCATTGAAATTAATAAAATTTTATCTACCCTATTACAATGGGAAAAGTTAAAACAAGCCTCAAGGTTTGGAAAATATGGAGTTCAAAAAGGTTTTAGAAGAAAAGAATGAAGCTAAAAATT